ATAGGGACTATAGGTGGCTGGTACTTGTGCCATATTAGGACTGTTGTGAGCCATCCTACCAGTGACAGTACGTAGGGTCATTACTCTACCCCTTACACGATCATCCTCTTGACACTCTTGTATCCAAGACTTAAGTAGTCCAGTACGTTTCTGTAATAGAAAGTATCTACTAAACATCTGTGCTTCTGGCATATCAAGTTTAGATAATATATCTTCAGAGACTATTACATTACCTTTTTCTGTATGCTTCTTAGGCTCCCACCCTCTCTCCATCAGACGTTCTGCTATCTGCTTTCTGCTGGCAATATTAAATGGTATATATTTAGTCTTAGTTTTTAACTCTACCTTTGTAGGTTCAAACATTTCTTGTGCTTGTTTCTCAAGTCTATGTTGTTCATCTTCAAGTTGAGATAAAAAGACTGTAGCTTTTTGTATATTAAAAGCAAAACCATTTCTTTCTTGTTGATCTACTATAGCTCGTACCTTCCTTTCGAGTTCATACGATCTATCTGAGAACGTGCTACCCTCTCCTGAGAGGACACCAGCCACCCTCCTAGTAATCTCAGTGTCCCTTTGACAATACTCCAACATTTCTTTATTGAACGTAGAAAAATCATTATAATCTCCTTTACTGTAACCAAGTCTTTCTCCCCATGCTTGTAGAGAATGACCACCATCCCTGATAGGATTATATAGTTGAGACTCAATAAGAGTATCTCTTACTTGAGATAGCTTTATATTAGAACCAGTTAATCTATTTAGTATGGGTGCATCAAAGCTTACTCCATTATGCATAATGAATTGATCTATTTGTTTAGACCAATCTGCAAACTGGACACACTCATTCTCAACCCATACTTTTTCTTTTCCTTTTTCTGATCTTGCTACTATGCAGTGTATCTTAGTTGCATCTAGCTTATCAGTTTCAATATCAACTATTGCCTTTGTCATATGTCATATCCACTTGATAAATATCTTTTACATTAATATGGAAAAACAATTCACCTTTTTCTACATTTTTATTAGGGGCTTCTTTAACCTGACTAGATTCTACCACATCTGCTGGTATATGCCAAGCTTTCTTTAGATCTTTTCTGAATACAACGAAAGTAAATAGATCATCTTTATAATCTTTTCTCCATTTATCTATTAATCTTTTCTTTCTATAGGGTATTCGTAACTCAGTCCAGTTCTCAGGCCACTCACCTGTCCAACCATATTTTATTTCTACCTCATAGAAAGTTCTAGAGTCACCTCCATTGATCGTGCCTCTAATATCAAAGCCATAATCTTCAGTTGAATCTATAATTAAATCAGGTATTTTTTCTGCAAGCCATCCTTCCATAGCTTCAATAGCTATAGGATTAGACTTATCATACTCTGCTTTATCAAACTTAGCTCGATTATTTTTCATTAGTTAATCTCCATATTTTCAGGTCTAGAAAAAGATTTATTAACAATATAAAATTCTTCTGTTTGGGAATAACGATTTGGAATTACCTTCCTTTCACTGTTTAATACAGCATATATATTTGTCATTAGTGCCATTTTAAAATCAGATCTAAAAGTAACATAAGTAAAATCAAGACGTTGTTCTTTAGGTAGTTTTAAATACTCCACAACACTTTTCTTTTTTGTGGGAACAGAAAATTCATCTGCTTTACATACACTACAATTAAATTGATCTTCTGGTTTCATATGTGGTTGCCATTTATTAATAGTTTCTAATTCAAAAAGATAAGTTTTATTAATATCAGGATCAGTAACTCTAAGATCAATCCCAAAATTTTCTTTATCATCTATAATTAAATTACTATTTTTATGTAACAGCCAAGAACTCATAGCTTCTTTAGCTGGACTATCATATTTATCATAATCTTTTTTACTAAATGGTTTAGCTCTCATCATCATTCTCCATAAATGGGTTATCAACTTGGGTCATTCTACCAGATTCTTTATTGTAATGCAAGTAACAAGCTACTCCTGTATCTCCAGTATATCTATTCTTAAGAATACGAAGAGTAGTAGTGTTAGCTTCATGCTCATCTTCAGCTTGTTGATTACGTTCCAAAGCAACCACACTATCAGATAGATGGGCTATAGAAGCTGAACCTCGTAGGTGGGATAGAGATACTTCTCTACCATCCTCATGACCTCGATCTCCTGCTGGTCTTCTCAAGTGAGATACAAGTAATAGACCTATGCCTGTCTCCTCTACCAGTGATCTTAACTTGGTCATCAGAATATCAATAGACTTTCTTTCATCACCATTATCTTCTTGTCCTGATACCAGAATAGATAAGTGATCTAGAAATATCCACTTACAGTCTAGTGCTTTAGCCATATATCGAACACGATCTAGTATTTCATCGTTAGATATAGAACCAAAGTGATCGAAAGCAAAGAACCTACCAGAGTTAATAGTCTTATCAGCCCATCCCTGTAGTTGTTCCTTGCTAAACTGTTCTCTAATTTCTCTGATATATAATCTTGCATTAGCTTCAACACTCATGATATTGAATGCTGTATTCTTGGTGTTCTCTTCCATAGCTAAGACACCAATGTTATCTAAAGTATTCGACATAATATGATGCATAAGCTCCCGAATGATACTGCTCTTACCCATACCAGCACCACTGGTAAAGCATATTAGTTCACCAGTTCTCATACCATAGGTCTTCTCATTCATCTTAGGCCAAGGATAAAGACAAGTCTCACAATAGTCCTCTTCAAACAATCTATCACCTAGATCAGCTAGATTAACTATACCTGCTGGTGTATAAGGCTTGGCATTCCACCATATCTTTGTGAAGTCTTCTCTTCTACCCATCTTAAGATATTCATTAGCATCTTTCAACTCAAGATTTACAATCTTGCATTTGTTAGGTTCAAACAGTTGAGCAACTAATTTAGATGCTTCTCTTCCGGGCTTATCATTATCAAAACAGAGTACAATATTTTCAAATGTATTTAAATACTCTAACGATTGCTTACAATTATCTACTGCTGATGCTGCTCCATTCTTAATGGAGATAACAGGCCACTTACTACCCATCAATTCGTAGGCAGACATAGCATCAATCTCACCTTCACATACTGTGATGTACTTACCACCACCTGAGAAAATGTTCTCACCAAAGAGACAAGCAGAAGATATATTACCTTCAGACCAGAACTTTTTATTCTGTGTCTCTCTAACTTTATTAGCTATATGATTATTATCTTTATCATAGTACTGATAGATATGGTGAGTGGTAGTTGATCCATACTTTTGTGTCTGAACATTATACTTCTTTGCAGTATCTCTACTGATGTGTCGGTCAGGTATATTAGTTACCTCACCTTTTGTTTTCAATATAGGACTAGCTTCATTAGTCATTGGTACAACCCTTGCTTCTTCTTTCATGTCTGCTCCAAATCTAGTTTTACAACTGAAACAATATGAATGTCCATCCTCATACAATGCATTAGCATCACTTGAGTTACACTTAGGACAAGCCATATGTTTAACCATTTTACTATCAGCCATTAGATTGCTCCTTTATAATTGCAATTCTTTTTCTACGATCAAACTTTTTGGTTAGCATCTTACCAGATGTTCCCCACATATCTGAAAAGTGTGTCCACTTTCTAGCTCTTTTAAACCATAGTAACCTATATCCAGAACCTATACGTGGCATTTCATCCTCAAGATATATATCACATCTACCAGCACCAATCAACGACCTACGTTTAGGTGGTTTAGATTTGTAAGGTGGTGGATTAAGCATGACAATCTCCTTTAATTACGTTCCCTATAGAGTACGTAAGTACTCCCTCTATAGGGAACTAATTAACCTTGCAAACTTTGTATTTAATTTTTCTTTTGGGATCTGCAAATATTTTTGCTAGACTTCTTCTGTAGTAGGCTTCTTCTTCAGCTTCTTTCTTTGAATTAAACATTCCTAAAGTTATATCTCCAAACTTTTTAGGTAAAATTACTTTCCATTTAGACATCTTTATAATGATCTCCCCATAATGTTTCAACAAAACTTTCTTTATCAGACATAACTTCATCAGCTTCTGTCTTTGCTAAAGCTTTTGATTCTTTAAGATCATAGCCCTCCTCAAGGTACTGTTTAACTAAGTACTTGAATACATTACTTCTTTCTCTTTCCCATAAATTTTTAGTCATTCTCAACCCAACTTTGATTTGCTTTTTTATAATTAAGTTTTTCTAATTCCTGTCTTAAATCTTTAATTGTTTTTTCTTTTTCTTCTAACTGTTTGTTTAAAATCTCAACGTGTTTATGTAGCTTATCTATGGTAGTCATAGTATACTCCTATTACTTCTTTATGTCAATATAGAATAAGTGTGTGCCTACCTGCTCTAATAATTTAAAACGTGAAGATAAAGACCAGAAAGGTCTGACATAACTAGCATGATAATGAGTAGCACCCATAGTTTGTTTCAATACTATACCTTGAAACACCATACTGGCTACTTCCATGCTCTTATAAAGAGCTTCCATATCATTAAACTTTTCTGGTTTACCATCACACCAGTATGAGAACTGACATTGATTAAGTATTGGAGCATACTTCCAATATTTTCCTTGATGTACCACCTCACATACTGTATTTGGAAACCTCTCTGATCTTACTCTTTCCATAATAACATTACCTACTGCTATCATAGGAACTATCTCTTCTGATCTAGCTTCATGATAGAGTGCTTCAACCAAGCAATCCATTTCGTCTGCTTGTGCTGAAGATACAGTAAGCAATAAAGATAATACCAATAATAATTTTTTCAATGTACCCTCATAACTTTAAAGTCTTCATCAAATTCTAATCCCATAATTTCTAGACATTCAAATGCTTCATGAGATGTATCAAAATATTCTATACTCTCTCCTGTAAAATCAGGCATACAAGAGTATGAATCTATATCACTAGGTATTGGTACGTGAACAATTATAAAAGACATTTTAAACTCCTATGGTATAAACTTTAAGATTTCAAATATTAAATACCAAACAGCCATTCTACCCTCCTCCTGTATAAAGTATTACGTCTGCTACATCCAGCAAAGCTGGTGCAGTAGTTACAAGTAAACATATTAAAAATATCATTCTCCTACTCCTCCTACATTTTCTCTTATAATATCATTGTGATTTAATTCAGCCCAATAAATCTCAAGAGCTTCTGTATTTCTATGAGCTATAAACTTATGCATCTCACCTGCTGGTACTATAGATGTCTCTCCAGCATGAAGATGTGTGCTGTCACATAATCCATAGTCCTTCCATCTCTGTATCTCTAGCCAACCAGAGATTACATAGAACATATTAATCTTAGACTGATGTTTATGTTGAGAACAATACCCATCTTTCTTAACATTAATTCTATGTATCTCTACTGCTGGTGACTGTAGTATAGGCTCAGTGCTACCCCATACCTTACCTTCAATGACACTCATTTATATCTCCTAGTATAAAGTAAAGTATTGCTTCATAGTATTCTGATAACCTTCCAGAACACTGGCTACATAGGCTTCATTAATAGTCGGGGTCTTAGGATTGTCAGCCTTGTAAGTACCTTTCTTGGTTCTTGCTCTTTTCTTTTTAACTGCCATATTACTTCTCCTTTATATTGATTTCTAGTTTAGACACCATGTCTTTCATTATCTTACTAGCATAAGGTTCTAGTACAGCCCTATGTAAATCAAATAACTTCTTATGTTGTGTTAGTTCTTCTTCAAGAGCCTTGATCCTTAAATCTTTTTCATCAGGTTCTTGTACTTTTACTTCTTCATCAGCCATTTACTATCTCCTCTGGTTGCCACCAATTAGGTGGTGCTGTGTAATTCCATTTAGCAAAGTATGCTTTCTCTCCTATATAATAATTACGATAGGCTTGTATGCTGTCATTCTCTACCTTGTATTCATCAGGCATACATTGAGGTGGCTCTGTATGTATAGAGTCACGACATATATTCTTAGGGAATTGAGACAATGGATCTCTTAATCTTTGTGTTGCATGAACTTTACCATACCTTTTACTATACTCACTAAGTAAATTAAATAGTAATAGCCAAGCCCATTGATAATTAAAAACACAATTTCGTATCCACACATTTGATGGGTGGTTCTTATGTGTAGATTTATATAAACCTTCTATTGCATTCTCACCATCTAATTCATGGTGTGCTGTCGAAAGCATCTGTGCCGTTTCCAATATCATTTTTACTACGTGTTTATCACAGTGCATAGATGCACAAGTCTTTGGATTTGAATGTAGATAAAATATATTCATGATATCTCCTAATAATTAATAGCCATTACTTTAACTGTATCTATAAACTCTTGGCTTAGATGACACCCATCATTACTGCACTTTGCATGGGTGGTATCAACAGATACTACCTTGTCATCTGAGTCTACTACAGCAGGGAAGAATAACTCTTCTCCACATTGTCTACAATCACTCATGGTTTAGCCTTTCTTAATCTGTTATAATTCTTTGCTTCATACTTAACTTGATTGTCTTTCTTGTGATCAAACAACCATAGATGACTATCATTTATAAAAAGGATTGACCCTCTTACGTCATCATCTCTATCTTCAACAAAGTCTCCTCTTTTAAACTCAAGATCATTACGATTGATTGGTATTCTTGAGTCCAGATGTGGGCTTCTATTACGTATCTCTTCGAGTAGTTCTAGTATTGGCTCACATTCTTCTTTACCTAGACAGTCTAGCTCACCATCAATCACCATCTGTATGTCACTCAGAACAATATTAAAAATTTCTTTACTATCTATATTAGAATACATTTTTATCTCCTATGCATAGACAGATCCTACACCCCATGATCCATCGGGTACTAATATTAATTCACCTTTGCTATTATACACTACATGAGGCTCACCTGCAACAGCAATCATTCGAGCTTCTGAGCCAGCACTAATTCTATTCTCCCAATACACTGTTATAGGTGTAGTTGGGTACACTGATCCTAAAGGTTCAATCATTTTACATCCATCCTAACATTAGTTTTGTTTCTTCTGGAACCATATCCATACTAAATGGTGGGTCAAATACTGTATTAATAAGAACACTTATAACTTCTGGTACATAGCCAGCCCTTTGTATATCATTAACAATCTCATCTGCAAATGGGCAGAATGCACTTGTCAATGTATGGGTTATAGTTACTTCATGTTCTCTCTCATTGATAGCAATATCATAGATCAATCCAAGATCATATAGACTAGCAGAGGGTATCTCTGGATCATATACATTCTTTAAATTCTCTATGATTAATTGCTTATCAATCATCTTGTCCCTCCTTTACTTTAAAGTGTAGCCTGACTTTACGTTTCTCCATCTCTCATCTATAAAGAGTTCAACTTCTATCTCTTCAAGTTTCTCTGCTAGATCAGTGAACTCTTGGTGATCATACAAATCAAATATTACTTCCTGTAATTTTGTTTGTACAGGATTCTCACTATGGTGTGTATTTGAACTGTACTCTAGTTCCTCCATTTCTATCAAGTCATCAGGATCAATTCCACTAGCCCAATAACCAGCATCTATATTATTAGAGTAGAATACTTTTGTGGTTCCATCCTTGTTTTGTAATGGCTCGTCAGTTTCTACATCTATCTTGTAGAACGTCATATCCCAGACACCTACAATATATTCTGGATCACTCATCTTCTTTCTCCTCTTCATTGGGATCTCCACTGTACTGCCACCCAACAAGTTTTACTTTCATCCTGTCATTGGAATTTCTATCTGGCATACCAAAATGTTCCCATAGAAAATCACATT